ATGAGCCCGGTATTGTACTGGGCTCATACCCTTTAATTTTGCCTTAATTCTTTTATGATTATAGTATTCTATATACTTTGCTAATTCTTGTTTGAAATGTGTTATACTTTCAAATTCTTTTCGATACAGAAATTCCGATTTCATGATACCGAAGAAATTTTCAATAACGGCATTGTCATAACAGTTTCCTTTGCGAGACATACTTTGAGTTATGCCACAATTCTTAAGAGAATGACGGTATTGTTTCATTTGATAGTGCCAACCTTGATCAGAGTGAATGAGGAGTTTATCCGGATTGGTTACACAATAAAGGGCTTGGTCCAACATCGTTGAAACAAGGGAATAGGTCGGTCTTGAACCAATTGTATACGTGATAATTTCACCATTAAATAAATCCAACATTGGTGATAGGTATAACTTCTCCCCAAATAACTTAAACTCCGTAATATCTGTAACCCACTTTTCATTTGGTTTTTCAGCTTGGAAGTTGCGATTTAAAATATTTGGCGCAATTTTCCCAACTGTCCCTTTGTAAGAGCGGTATTTTTTCATACGAACCAGACATTTTAACCCTAATTCTTTCATAAGGCGATACACTTTTTTATGATTTACTTTGTGTCCACGATTCATAAGTTCATCACGAATACGACGATAACCATAACACCCATCGTGTTCATTATAAATAGCTTGAATCAGTTCTTTTACCTCCGCATTTGGATCAGGACGATTAAAACGTTTCATCCAGTAATAGTACGTACTACGTGGAATGTTTGCGAGTTGAAGTAACTCCTTGATAGGAAATTCATGCCTTAACTCGTAGATTACTTGCGCTTTGTCTTGTTTGGTGATTTTTCTTTGTTTTGAACTAAGGCATTCAACTTTTTTAAATATGCATTTTCCATACGTAAACGCTCATTTTCCGCTTGTAAGGCTTCGATTGATCCTTCATCTACTGGCTTTATTTTTTTATCTTTCATGGTTGGACGCCCCTTTTTCTTTGATTGTAGGGCATCCAATCCTCCTGTTTCATAAGCTATTTTCCATTTCCGAAGTGTTTCATAAGACGGTATATTGAAAAGTGCCGCTGTTTCTCTGATAGATGTCCCGTGTTCATTCATATAATAAAGTACATCTAGTTTATACTGGGCTGGGTAGAATGTATAGCACTTTTCAAAGGCCTTTTCACCTGAAGACTCATATCGTCTAATCCACTCACGAAGTACGCTAGGGTTAACTCCTATAGATTTAGCAATTGTTTTTCCACTTTCTGTACCATCTAAATATCGTTTCACCGCTTGGATTTTTTCTTTTGAAGAAAATTTAGCCATAAAAAATGCACCTCCAATTGTTAGACTGTGTCTAACAATTGGGGTGCACTTCAAATCGTTAGAAAGGCCTTTTCTTTTTGCGTTAAAACAGAAAATGCATGTAAATTTACTTTAGATTTTAATTTAAATGTTATTATATATGGTATATATGATTAACGCTGTGAATTCGAGATTCATATTGTTCATTTTAAGATAAGATTATGTAGAAAAAATGTAAATAATTAGCAAAAATATACTATTTATTAGTTATATTTAATGTTAATATTTGTAACGAGGATGATTGGCGAGGGCTGATTAAAGTTTCACTTTATACAAAAAAGGGGCATGAGGGAGAAGGTTATAGCCAATTGTATAGAACTGAATACTTCCGTATTAATTAAAATACATTGATTACTAGATATTAAAAACCACCGGGGGAGATTAGAGTGAAGTCATTTAAGAGAGTACTTATAGTAGGGATGGCGTTGACTACAGTATCGATTTTGGGAGCTTGTTCTAGCGATACAGACGTATTAACAAAAGCAGGAGCAAAGCAACCAGCGAAGGCGGAAGGTGAAGTACTAAAAGATCAGAAGAAAACACCTATGACTACGAGCAAACGTGAAAGTATTAAAAATGAGGATGCACCATCATCACAAAAGCGTTATATTTCTCATGATGAATCTCAAAAGATTGAGGAAGGTATGACGTATACGGATATTCTTAATACGATTGACTATGGTGGTGAGAACATAAAACATTATAATAACCATGAAAAACGCGTATTTTATACTGAAAAAGATACGGATGGTACATATGAAATTATGGTTGAATTAAATACATATGGTTACGTTGTAAATATTGAACGTACTGCTATAAAGGATAAAGATAAAGATAAAGATAAAGAGAATCAGGTATTTACGAAACGTAGTGAAGAGCCTGTAAAGGAATATGAAGAAAAAAACGATCGTGTACCGTGGTATAAAGATGTAAATAACAATTCGGCAGCAGTAAGTTACAATCATTATTTGAAAATCAAAAAAGGTATGCCCGCGAATCAGGTAAAAGCTGCAATTGGACAGCCACATGTGATTGAGAAATATAAATCTTATTCAGTATATGACTATACTGGTTATGGTGGAGAAGGATCATTACGTGTAATCTTTGAACCGAATGGAACTGTTACGGATATAGTGGAAGACAGTTTACCACGATAATAAATTAGTTACGGGAAGAATTGTAGTAAAGTTGTCTTTGATTTTATAAAGTTTTTGGGAGCATCTCCGAATATAGGTGAAAAAATAATTCTCTTAGCCATGTTAACTACAGTATTAGTATTTACCGAAGTTTCTTCCAAATTCAATAGCGTTATCGTGGATGTTGTTGTCGTATTATCTTTGTTGATATATACCGCAGTAGGGCAGAAATTGTAACTGGACGCGGAGGAGTAGCAGCTTCCTTTTAAAAGAAGGAGGAAAATATGATGGAGGATATTCTTGAATTTATAGGGAGATACGTAATTAAACCTATTATTAGTTTAGTGAGATATCTTGTAATAGAGATTATAATTGAGGGCATAATAGAAGGCGTAATAAACGGTATAAGGAAATTACGTGATAAGTGGCGAAATTGGCGTGAAAGACGTTATTGGCGGTAGTGTAGCTGATGAGCGTGAGAAACAAAAACGTTATACAGAAGCTTAATGGAATGACAATTTCTAAAGTGAAGAAATAATTATTATCTTACAAAAGTGTAATGTTCATGTCATGTTTTTGAATTTCTTCTTTAAGCTCCGGGCTTTAAGATAAGAATATAAGAAAAAACATATGAGGTGAAGGAAATGAAAAGATACATTGCACTATTTAGTATTTTAGTTGTATTTGCAAGTTTGTTAGTTGGTTGTGATTTAAACCGTATGGGTAAAGATGAGTATTATGTTCAAATTACAGTAGATGGAAAAGAATTTGATAGTAAAGCTAGTAATGGGCAGAAATTTAAAGATTATGAATATAAGCTGACTGGCTTTGATAAAGACGGTAAAGAGAAAGAATTAGAATTCATAGCTCAAAAAAATCTTCGTAAAGAAGCATTCCTACGCGTATACCACTCAGATAAAAAAGGTGTAACAGCTTGGGAAGAAGTGAAAAAAGACGAGCTTCCAGCGAAAGTGAAAGAAAAACTAAGTGTGAAATAAGACAGATAAAAAGGAATTGACGAACAGGGTCTTTTCTAAAGTTATAATATCAACGGTTTATAGTTAATCGGTAACGGTTTGGTAACAATTATAGCAAATCTTTTTCCATAAACGCAACTACTTCTGCTTGCTTCGAAGGATACAAATGGCTATAAGTATTTAAAGTTGTTGCTACATCAGAATGCCCTAATCGCTGGGCTACAACCAGCGGGCTAACACCTTTATTTATTAGATAAGAAGCATGAGAATGTCTAAACTCATGCATTACAATCTCTTTAACCATAGCAATCTTTAGATAGTTGTTGAATTTTTTATGTAATGAAGTTGTGGCGAGACTATCATAGAATTCACCAAAAACAACATAATCATTTTTAACTGGTGCTGTTAGTGCAGCATCTTTTTTTATACCTCTTAATAAATTCATTACAAAGTTAGGTAACATAATAATTCGATTAGAAGCTTTAGTTTTTGGTTCTGTAACTTGACGATTGTATTTAGTTTTGTGAATGTTAATGGTCTTTTCTTCGAAATTTATATCTTCCCAAGTTAAAGCTAGTAGTTCGCCTTTTCTTGCTCCACTATAATAAAGAGTTGAAAAGAATGCTTTATACATGGGCTCATCTACCACACTGATAAACTGTTTAAATTCTTCGAATTCCCAAAAGTTAATTCTTTTCTTTGATTCTTTTTGAAAATTCCCAGCAATTCTTGCTGGATTGGTTGTTAAACCATGAAATTTTATTCCAAAATTAAATATTGCTGAGAGTGTAGTGTGGAATTTTTTTAAATATTCCGCAGAGTATTCATTGATCATTTTGTTTTGATAGTCCATTACATGTCTAGGTGTGATACAGTCAATTTTCATTTTTCCAAATTCTTTCATTAAATGATTGTAGATGGCATTTTTTATGGTATTTATTGAAGATTGTTTCCTCCTCTGCGTATACCAATTAAAATAACTATCTGCAACGTGCTCAAATGTTAGATTGGAGTTTGATTCTTTTTCAACTAACATTTTAGCTTCTGCTTCACGTGCTTCTTTTTTTGTTTTAAACCCACGACGTTTTACTTGCTTGGTTGTCCCATCAAACTGACGGACTCTTACTACGAAGAAATATGTACCTCGTTTGTCATCCTTATAGATCACCATAGGGGTTCCTCCTTTATATAAAGAGTGATAATTCAATTTATTGAATAGATTATAGCTTGTTTGTTACCAAAAGAAAAGATGTCCCAATGAGAACATCTTAATAATGGATTTAAGTTTGAAGAAATAACAATTGGTAAACGGCTAATTTTATGTTATGCCATTTGTTAATAAAAGGAGTCAGTCCAATAAAAAGAATCCGCTACAATCTGCAACGGATTCTAGTCTTAGAAGTTTGAAGCAACTAAGACGTTTTGTGATGGAAATTCGATTATAACATATGACGGTTAAAAACCAAATGGACCTTATAGGATTTGAACCTATGACCGGACGGTTATGAGCCGTCTGCTCTGACCAACTGAGCTAAAGGTCCTTGTATGGATAGTATATCAGCGTGTATAAAAAAAGAAAAGGCACAATCAATATGAAAGGGCTTTTTCTTTCAGCTTAATATTTCTTTAAATAAATAGAGGTGTACCTCTTTTATTGGGATGTAAACACACCCTATAAAACAGAATCATCTTTAAATCCAGATTGTTAGCACACACAATAAAAAAGAAGCGAGGTAAATATTTAGATAAACGCTATGTCACTAGTGCGATTGACATATTACGCTCTTAATAATAAGAGAATCTGCTTTATAGAATGTATCCACGTTCTTTATTGTACTACTTCTATTATGTACATGGTATATTTTTTGGTGATTATGCAAAATTGCATTATTGCAATTTCTATAAAACACAAAAAAAGACATCCAAATAAGGATGTCTACGAAATTAAACCATCTTACTTTTAATAACAGAAGAGTAAGGGAACTCAATTATTATTAAACCATCATATTGATTAAAACAGAAAGGATACTTTTATATTATCATATAGTGCTATCCATTAATATTGATAAAAAATAGAAGGGGATTTTTGGGGAATAGACAGAAATCAATGATTGGATGGGTTTGAATTTTTCATAATGGTTGGTTTTTTACCCTTAAAATTAAAATATAATAGCAAAACAATGGGGGAATGGGAAACAATTGTCATTTTAGAGAAACAATTGTTGAAAAAATCAAAAAAGATAATTATTTTAAAGATAATTGTGTTATATTGGGTGCGTATATCCAATTATGGAAGAGAATTTGCAGTTTCGAAAGTTTATGAAATTAACAAAATAATATTATTGAACATAAATAGAGACCCATAGAAGCGTGTTTGAGAGGGACTCTCACACCTCCTCTCGAACCGTTCCCTAACTAGCACTTAGGAAACACTTGCCTCGTATGAGTCCATCTTATTATATCACACTTATACAATGTTCCTTATTGAAAAAATTGTTAGGATGGAGAGTTTATGTTCGGAGAAGGGGGAAGTGAATTTGCAACATGTAATGGATCAGTTGTTGAAAAGAATAGAATTTTGTGGATATTCAAGAAGAAATTTTGCTGAGAAAATCAAAGTAAGTCGTGAAACATTCAGGAGAGGACTTATTTGTGAATATGAAATGGATGTAGCAGTATTTTTTCAATCCATTGAGATTTTATTTGAGCATCCAACTGAAAAAAGAAAAATCATAAGAGAATTTTTCAATATGTGTGAAAGTATCTCTAACATTGAAGTGGCTTTAATATATTGTCAGGTTCAAGGTGAATATAATCTGATGCAACATTTAATAACAAAGCATGAAAATAAAACGAATTTAGGAATTTTTTTTAGTATATATAAACTTTTTAATAAGAGGAATAGAAATGAGTTAAAAGGACAGGCACTGCACGATGAATTGAATAAGAGGCGTTTTTCTTCGAATCCACATTGCCAGGTGATGGTTAATATACTGTATATGCTAGCATTAGCTGATAAGCCGAATAATAACGCTATTATTGAATATGTAGACGCTGTAGAAGAAAATTTAAAAAAAATAAAAAAAGGTCAAATTAAAGATTATCTTAGTATGCTAGCAAATGAAAGAAAGGCATACATGTATCTTTGGAGAGTGCAACTTGATGAATGTAGGGAAACATGTTATAAAATAATTAACTCTTCCCTAGATATTCCAATTGTCAAAGCGACATCATTATGTTGCGTTGGTGAATCTTACCAGTTCGAGTCGCCGGTTATGTCTGAAAAGTTCATAGAACAATCTATTAAAAAATTAGAAGAAGTTAATGTCCCTGTAAAAACTCAAAAGTATATAGCTTTTCAATCTACATTGGCGCATGTAAGGATAACTAACAATTTAAACATTGATAAGATTGATGTTACGGTAATTCATGAAAATGAACAGGCTAATTATGAATATAACTATGGTGATCGAGAGTTAGGAGTTTTAATGTTTGAACAGATGAAAAGAAAAGGATTTACTCCTTTTCAACGTCTTTCTTATTCAAAATGTATTGGTGATATGGAAGGAATTAAACAAGCTCTACTCGAGTTTGAATTAGCAGGGTTAAGTTTTTATGGACAGTTATGTAAGGATATTTTAATGAACAAAGGGGAAGTGCTACAATGAAAAAGAATTTAATTGCACTTTTAATGTGCGTAGGGGTATTAGGATTCGGATTATTTGGAGAAGTTAATCAGATAGAAAAAACAAATCCAGTTCAGTATATGATGACTGATCCTGGCGGAAGTTAATATAGTTGCTATAAAAAAGAAAGTCGCTACTTCGGTAGCGGCTTTCAGTGCGTTTAAGGAGTGACACAAATAAAATTACGCATCGTAAAACTGTGTCACCTGATTTTTGAGTAAAATGAAATAGGAGGAATTTTGATGTTAAACACTGTAGGCGTAGATATTAAAAAGTTGGAGTTAATTGAAAAAATCTTATTATTGGAGAAAGAAACAGAATGCGAAGTGATCTTCCAAGCGATTGGAGAATTAAAAAAGGAGATTGATGGCAAATGAGCTGTCAATCTCTTTTACTATAATTTAGATGCTTGTTCTAAGATATTCTTCATCATGTTTAAAATGGTTTCTTGTTTGGAGCTATCAAGCTTTTCGATTTTACCAGCCATTTCAAGCATTTCTTTTTTGATCTCAGAAGATTCATCCATTGTTAATTGTTTATGATCTGAGCGTCCCAATAAGTAATCAGCTGTAACACCAAAGGCTCCTGCCAGTTTATTTAACACTTCATTACTTGGAGCATTTCTTCCGTTTTCAATTTCCGAGATGGAAGACTTTTTCAAACCTACTTTATCTCCTAATGCTTGCTGTGTTAACTTTATCTCTTTTCTAAGTGTTTTAACCCTAGTCCCTAACATATTTATCCCTCCATTCTATAAAGAGTTCTCATACACATTGTAATATAAAAGTTCACTCTAAACAAACTTTTTTGTTTTATTTTTAAAAAACTTAAAATATAATGTACATTTTTAGTGAACTTATGCTATGATGATTTCATAAGTGAGGTGAGCAATAGTGGATTTTGACAACAAAAAACTTACTTGGATTCTTCTTGAACATGGAGTCAGTCAACGTCAGCTGTCAAAGGAATTAGGTAAAGCAAAAGCTACAGTGTCTGGATATGTCAATGGTACTATACAACCGCCTTTTTCTGTTATATGTAAGATAGCAGATGTATTAGGCGTAAGTGTGGACTATTTTAGAGAGGGTAGGAATGAGTGAACTTTTAGATTGTTTTTTTAACATTTAAGTTCACTTAAAATGTACTTTAGGGAGGGTGAATAATGATTGAGGAAAGCCAGTTTTCGTTAATGATAGTTGCACTCGTAATTTGTATAGTCTCTTTAACAGTTTATTTTTTGGACAAGCCAATTGAAAAGTTTATAAAGGATGATGATAGCGATGTATAAAAACCTATTTATTGTTCGAAGAGAACATCGTATGACGCAAGAGGATGCTGGGAAGTTAGTAAACATATGCCAGCAAACGTATTACCTAAAGGAAAAAGGAAAACGTGATTTTACTCTTACGGAAGCAAAATTACTCGCACGACATTTTAAAACAACGGTAGACGACCTATTTGCGAAGTAACTGGAGGGGAATTTAAATGAAAAACGGTAAAAAATTAACCAAGCGTGAAAAGATCCACCTTAAATCATACAAATTGAATCCTGAGAGCTGGTTAATCTTTAAGAAGGTAGATGGCGAATTACATTTAGTTCATCGTCATACGAACTCAATACGAGTCATTCCAAGTGTGTAGGGTGGACAAGCATTATTAAAAATGAGGAGGGGTTTATATGGACCAATTAACACCAATAAACGAACAACTGACATTATCAAGTTTGGAAGTAGCAAAGATGGTAGGGAAGGAACATAAGGAATTATTGCGAGATATCAGAACATACATTAGCTATTTGGATGGTGAAGAGATGAGCGCAAAATTGCGCCCAACTAATTATTTCATTGAAAGTTCGTACAAAGATTCATTGAATCGAAAAAAACTTTGCTATAACATCACGAAAAAAGGCTGCGAATTAATCGCTCATAAAATGACAGGTAAGAAAGGGACATTGTTTTCCGCTTCTTACATAGAACGATTTCACCAAATGGAACAACATATAAAAAAACAAAATGAAATCCCTACTGACCCATTCAAACAAATTGAAATAATTGCAGCAGGAGCAACTAATTTAAACAATCGAGTTAGCAAGTTAGAACATGTTATTGAAGAGCAATTAACTATTGATTTTGGACAACAACGAGTAATAGAGAAGGCAAAAGGTAGACGTATCTATTTTCTATGGGAGCACGGCCATATTGATAAAGAGGTTCATGGCACTACACGTAAGTTGTTTGGTTTGTTAGGTAAGAATTTAAAAGATGCATTTGATGTGAATAGCTATCGAGATATTTTAAAGAAAGATTTTGATGAGGCTTTAAAGTTTATTGAGGGCTGGAGACCAATGATCTAATTATCTAAAAGGAGGACCATTACGTGGAGATGATAACAAACAAAGAAGTGTTTAGAAGTATTGAAAAGAAAGCAAAACAACTTAGGTTAGTTCCTGATCAATTACAGTTGGAGCAATTACAAAATGTATTTCTTTTTAAAGAATATAGGGGTGAATACATCTGTGTGTATTCGCGTGATAATCAAATTCATTTTGTTTCTGAAACATTTGGAAAAGGTAAAATGACCAATCAAGTCGAGTTTTTTAAAGTTTTTGGTGCAGAGTGGAATGAATATCCTTATAAAATGATTGTCTTTAATGCAATTGCTTGGTACAAGCGATGGTTAAAATCGAATTTCAAAGATATGGACGAATTGTATGACCGAAAGAGAAGTTTACAAAAACAGCATGAATGGTTAATGGAGATTATGGAAATACAACGTGCCAGTGAAAAACTACTTTTCATTAATGAGGTTAACAATGTGTTAAATAGAGTGAAGGAGCAAACTTTAAGTATAGGTAAGCAGATTATAGATATTATTCATGTTTGGGATTTTAGTGTCAATGAGGTGTGTGCTCTTCTTGGAGGGAATGCAATAGAAGGTCAACGGCTATATAAAGAATATCGAGAAGACAAAGAACAGCAAAAAACTTTTAAAACATTTATGGAATATGCCTTGCATAGAGGACTGGAATATAGACATCTAAAAGGGCGAATGAGAGGTATATATGATTGCCCATCTTATGAAATGCCTTTCTACTGGGCGGTAAATAACGTGATTTTGGATTTTATAGACAATTCACCAAAAGCGAAAGAAAAGATAAACGATTTCCTTAAAAATGATTTGGGATTAACTATGTATAGAACAGTTGAAGATTTAGAAGGCAATATTTTAGGAGTTATAGAGGATGGTGAAAGTGATTAAAAAAGTAACTTGCGCCAACAAGTTACTAAATAAAAATACTTAAAAAAATTACTTATTAGAAATATAACATACATGTCCAGTTTATGAAAAGAGGGGCATGATTATGCCCCTTAAATATAAGAGGTGCCTATATGAGCAAATTAATCATAAACGAAGAACCGTTACTAGTTCTTCCATCATTAGCAAAGAGTATCGGATTAAATGAAGCCGTCTTTTTGCAACAAATACATTACTGGTTAAATCGTTCTAACCATTTTTATGATGAAAGACGTTGGATATATAACAGTGCTGTTGAATGGTCTAAACAATTTCCGTTTTGGAGTGAAAAGACAATTAGACGTATTTTGAAAAATTTAGAAGAAACCAAGATTTTATTGACTGGTAATTACAACAAGATGAAATTCGATAAAACTAAATGGTACACCATTGATTATGATAAATTATGTTCGCTCGAAACGGTAAACGATGTGGACAATTTGACTAGAAGAAGTGGTAAAAGTGACCATGTGCTACCGGACAATTTGACCAGACCAATACCAGAGAATACACAGAGACTATCTACAGAGATTACAGAATATATAGTCGAGATAGTAAACTATCTCAACACTACATGTAATAAAAGTTATCGTACCTCAACTAAGAAAACTCAAACATTAATAAAAGCAAGACTAGCTGAAGGCTATAAAGTTGAACAGTTCAAGAAAGTAATTGACATAAAGAAATCTCATTGGTTTGGAGATGCAAAATGGGATGAATATTTAAGACCTGAAACACTATTTGGAACAAAGTTTGAAAGCTACTTAAATAGCAAACCAAAAACAAAGCAACATTCGGAAATGTCTGCTGAGGAACGGTTGGAACATTTCCAAAAAGAAGCAGAGGAACAAGATGATTTGCCATTCTAGGGGTGTGCTAAATGGGGAGAGAAGAACTTTTTCAAAGAGTGTTCAGTAGTGATCGAGAAGTGAGAAACTCAGTCAGTGTAGAGGAATTAATGAAGGCTATGTCACTTGAAGAGGGTGCATGGTGTAAAACTTGTAAAATATTCATTCCAATGATGCAGTTACCCATTTACTTATTAAAACATTTAAAAGGCGCAAAAGTACCGGGTGTTAATTCCACGGGGAAAGTGCAGCCAGTATGCCCTAAATGCTTAAGGAAACCATCTGCGGAACAAGATGAAATTAGATATCAGGATGTTGTAGAGGCAGCACAAAAGAGAATGCAACGAGGAGAAAAAAATCGATATTTAATGCCAACACCAGAAAGATATATCGATGCTACACTTGAGAACTTTGAAATGAGAGCGGGCGTCGAGAAGGCAGTTAAAGGTGCAATATATTTTATTGAAAATATCTCAAAAAAGAAAGAAAAAGGGCTGTTTTTACAAGGTGGATTCGGATCTGGAAAAACAAGAATTTGTTATTCGATTAAACACACTTTAGAGAGTATGGGCCCTAAAGTAATTGTATATAACGTGACACAACTGTTAGATAGGATACGCTCTACATTTAGCAGTGATAAGGAAAGTAAGGCGGAAATTATGGCATTACTCATGAAGTGCGATGTATTAGTCCTAGATGATTTAGGAGCAGAAAAGCCTTCAGAGTTTGCAGCAGAGTTTTTATATACGATTGTAGATTATCGATACAGTACGTGGAGACGAATGATTATTACGAGTAACTGTAGTGATGAGGAACTAAAGGAACGTCTGGGCCATTTACAGGGTGGACGTATTTTAGATCGGTTAAGAGAAGGGTGTTATAAAATTCCAATTACGGCAGGGAGTGCGAGGTAATGGCAAATAATAAGAGTGGAGAAATACTTGATGGTATTAAAGAGTTGCTGTGGAAATTAATAGTTAAAGCGAAAACTGATGAAAGAGTACGGGATTTTTTGGATGATTTTAAAAAAGTGTTAGAAGACAATAAACATTCAGCTAAAGAAGAACTTTCGGTAGCTTTTGCAAGGTTACAAGAAAAACACTTTCCTAACTTTGAAGAAGGAGAATCCAAAAAATGACTAAAGAAAGAGACCAAGTAAAAGCTGGAGTTAACGTTAGAGAAATGTCAGACACTGAATTTATGAAGAAGTATGGAAGGCTTGTTCATCATTGTGTTTGGAAACGATATGCGAAAAAAATGAAGAGTATAGAACATGATACGGGTTTAGATATAGAGGATTTAACTCAATTTGGGATGATAGGTCTTATTAAAGCAAGGGATAATTTTGATCTTGAGTATGGTTGTAAATTTTCAACGTATGCTGTTCCTAAAATCATAGGTGAAATTGGCCGAGCCATTCGAGATCATCAAAAGGTGAAAGTGCAACGGAGTGTATACAGTATAAAGGGGAAAATTCTGAGACAAAACCTAGAAGATGAAATTCCAGAAGAAATAGCAAGTATCCTAAATGAAGATGTATCCGTAGTAAACAACGCATTACATTATCAACCAGGTACACAGTCCTTGAATAAAGTTGTACACCAGTCTAACGGGAATGAAGAATTAACCTTGGAAAGCATGCTAGAAGATAAAAAAGCAGAAAACGTCGAGGATGTATCGATTAATAGAATGGTGATACAGGCATTTAAATCTCAATTATCACATAAAGAACACATCGTATTAGATATGAGTCTACAGAACAGGACACAACAAAACATTGCAAATGAAGTAGGGTGTAGCCAAGTTCAAATTAGCCGTATCTTAACAAAAATTAATAAAAATGCTGCTCAGTTTGGTAAAGATGGGGGTCTACAGGATTGAGTGAAACAAAGGGAGTATGTATGGACCACGTGCCTTCTTTTAATGTAATACAATTTGAATTTTATAAGAAATGGGGAGCGGGAAATGAAAAAGAAAATAATTGCAGGTTTAATGTCTATTATGGCAATAACGGGTTTAGCAGGTTGTAGTACAGAAGCAGATACAGTTTCACAAAATTTATCTAAATCAGCTGATTCGTTTGAGGTTCAACGAAGAGTAGTGTTCTTCAATGGTATAACTGATAAATACCTTTTAAGTATTGAGGGATTATGCGCTTTAGACGCTGGTGATGGGAAGAAGATAACTGTAACTTGCAAGACTGGTGATGGTAAATATAAGAAACATTACCTTGGATTAAGTGATAATGTAAGTTACTTCATTGAACAAACAGATGCTAAATACGAAGATGCATACCATTACAAAGTACTATTTAGACCGGAAGAAATTATTCCAGATATTAAGTTGCAGACAAGCAATAAATAAACTACTTTTATGAGTTTGTATGATGAAGTTTTGAAGAGTAAAACTAAACAAAAGTGCTATTTTAATCGGAATGGCAGGTAATTGACCAAATCACCTGCCAAGTGCCTAAACAGTTCGGAGGGGTAAAGCTCCGTTTTGAAAGAGTGTAGCTGACTCGTAGATAGTATTTGTAATATAAAAAAGATTATTCATATATCACACGGGATATTGAAAGGAGAATGGAAAATGAATACAATCACAATTAAATTTGGCCAAGGTACAGAAGCATGGAAAGATATGCAAGATATTGCGAAAATGTTACAAGAGAAAGGGTATTCCGTTGAACCGTATGAAGAAATTGGAACTGTAAAACTAACTAAGAAAATCAATGACGAATTAGTGGATAAGAAACAGCAATTCAATTGTGACATTTGCTTTTTAAATAAGGATATTGAAGAAAAGTCTATTTATCAATTTGATGAGTCTGGTGACATTGTAGCGTGTAAAGAGTGTGAGAAACAGGCATTTGAACAGTCGAAAAGCCAAACAAAATAGATATTTGAATAGAAAGGGAGAACGAAATGAAAACATTCAATATTACCTTTACTCAAATGAAAATGTATGAAGCAGTTGTTGAAGCGGAAACAATGGAAAAAGCAGTTGAAAAAGTTCGTAATTGCCATGTACAAGAGGAAGATTTAATTGAGAAGGATATAACGATTAATGACTTGCGTGAGGTGCTAGTCAAAGAACAACAGTTCGAATGAATGGGATGCTAAAATCACGTAAGAAAAGGCTTGTTTTTAATTGAGAATACAATAAGTCTAGGAAGTGCTAAAACCGCTCATTCAGGCTGTAAATAGTGTTTAATAAGATTCGATTAAAACAATAGAGAGAAGGAAGTGTTGATGTGGCTAACTTAAAGAAAAAGAAGATAAAAAAAGCCATTGACCGTCGCGCAAGAGCAATGGATAAGGAGAGAGTTACAAATGCATGGAGAAATATTTTTGTGCAAGCTGACATCTTAAAATAAGTGAGGTGGCACACATAATGTTAGAGTGGCTAAAGGATTATCAAAAATTAGAAGATGAAATCATTTATTTGGAAAATGACTTATATAGAAGTAAACGAGAATTAAAACGCTGGGCTGGTGGTGATTTGTGGGAAGTACGTTTAACAGCTGAATCAGAAGGAGCGAAACTAGAAGATCGTATTGCTACTCGTGAACATGAATTAGCTTTAAAAATGAATGACATGTTTGATTTCAAAAAGGTAATTAGTACATTCCATGGTTTGGAACACAAGATCATGTATGGTAAGTATGTGGAGGGCAAAACATTGGAAAAGCTTGCTGAAGAGTTACATTATAGTCCGCGCTATATCTATAATAAACACGCGCAAATAAAGCGTATGATTGAATATGCTCAGAAGTTAAGTTAACAAAATGTTAAGTTCACTTCAGTTCATGTTAACTATTGCAAAAAGAGTTTATAGTAATAACATAAAGAATTGATGAAAGGGCAACTGGTGCATGGTTGCTCTTTTTTATTTAGGAAACCAAAACCATGTAAGAATGATAAAAACAAAGAGAATAAGTAGTATTTTTAAGAATTTCATAACAGCCTCCTTTTAAACTATATAAGAAATGGAATCATTTACAGGAATCATTGTAGACAGTAATGAATAGTTATAAACGTAGAATATAAGGGGAGGAACTATAATTCATGTTAAATGAAGAATTATTAGAAGCACTAATGAAATATCGAAGGTTTAACGGGAAAAATCCTGATATCCTACAAGTAAATCCAAAACATTTCAGAAATCTACTGGAAGAATTAAATTATCCAGAGTGGCTTATTAAAAAGAAAGAAGCAGAAACAGGAACGAAAAAAAGCTTATTAGGAATAGCAGTTGAGCTAACAGATACAGTAGAAAAATTCAAACTATAAAAAGCATCCAAAACGGGTGCTTTTTATTATGCAAAAAATTACATAGGTGGTGTAGAGATGAGTCTTATATTTCATAATGGAGATTTAAATAAGTTGGCAAGAGATACTTCACATGACAGTATCATTTTAAAAGTTGGTGAACAAGAGATTGTATCTTTGAAAAGTAATGGAGATATCTATGTCAAAGGTAGGCTTATTGAAAACGATAAAGAGGTTGTAGATGGCATGAGAGAGTTCTTGAGGTTATCTAGGTAAAGATAAGCGCAAACGTGTTGCATTTAAAAAGGATGGTGTTAAGTAAATGAGTCCAGATGAGATATATGTAAAGCAAATGGATGCGTGGATTAAAGAACAAGAGGCTAGAAGAGAACAGATTGTAGTAACAATTAAAACTAGCTCTGAGATTGTGGAACAAAACAAGATACAGTTGCAATGGTTAGATAAAGGCCTGGGTCTTGCTAAAGAAGAGTTCGAGACTTGGAAGAAAGAAAATAATTATAAGGAGTGTGAATCTAATTGATTACTGAAACAAGAAAAACAATATCAGGTACAGAGTATTGGGATAATGAAAAGAAGAAGAGTCTATTTGTTCCTACAGGTGAAGAACCAGGATTTGAAGTAACTGTTAATCCTGAGAGTATGATTGCTGATAAAGGATTTGCAACAGGAGGATATTTGACTAAAGATACGTTGGCTATTGGTGAAGCAGGTACAGAACTTATCTTGAGTAATAAGACAATAAAAGAGTTACGTGAGTATGCTGATGAGCTAGGCGTTGAGATTCCAGCTGATGTTAAAAAGAAAGAAGATATCATTGAATTACTATCATGAAGTACTGTGACTTTAACGGCTGCCATAACAAGATAAGTAAAGGATGTTACTGTGAAGAGCATAAGCGTAACAAACCAAGGAAGAAGAAAGATAAGAAGAATATCTATCACCATGAGAACAAACCATTCTATCGTACTGATGCATGGAAGTATGTCAGGTCAAAGGTATATGAAAGAGAGAATGGCTGCTGTCAAAGATGTGGAAGGTTCGTCTTTGGTAGGCGTGCTCATGTTCATCATGTAATACCAATCAAGGAAGACCCAACTCTTAAATTAGAAGAGAATAACTTAAGGTTACTTTGTCCAGTTTGCCATACAATTGAAGAAAATGAAGATAAACCGAAAAAAGTTTTTCCGAGTTATTTTGGAAGCCCCCCTATCAAAAATTAAAATTTGTCCTCTGGGGAGGATAGGTAGCGTAGGGGGCACATCAATAGTTGCACCGTTTTTAAAAAATGAAGGGGGGTGTGGAAATGGCTCGAATGTCAAAGAAGAAAAAGTTAGAAATGCTAGATATTGCAAGGGATGAAGAACGAAATAGAATCATAAAATTATTGACTGATGAGGATAATTTCACACCTTCACTCGAACCATTAATCGAAAATTATTTAGATGCTTTTATCATTTATAAAACTATGTTTGATGAGTGGGAAGCTGATGGATTTGCAGCCACAAAAACGCATAAGAACAAAGCTGGAGCAACAAATGAAATGAAACATCCACTTGCTCAACAAGTTGAAACTTGGAATGATAAGAAGAATAAAATGTTAGAATCTCTTGGAATGACGAATAAGGGGAAAAGTGTACAAAAAACACCTAAAAATGCAGAGAATATCAAAACTAATGAGCCTAAAGATGAATTAGCAGCTCATCGGAATAAATGGCGGAAATCTAAATGATTATTACACCAGGCGTTAATTATGCTGATAAGTACGCGAATAACGTCATGCGTAACAAAAAGAAATACCCGAAATCGATCATTCTTGCTGTAGAACGTTATAAGAAGTGGAAAAAGCGTAAAGATATTTGGTTTGATGTAGATCGAGCGAATGAAATGTTAGACTTCGTTCAATCGTTCATCCGTCATGTTAAAGGACCACTTGCAGGTCAATTGATGGAATTAGAGCTTTGGGAAATGTTTGTTTTTGCGAATATGTATGGTTGGTATCATAAAAACGAAAAAGGAAAAACAGTCCGTGTTATTCGTGAATCATATGTTCAAGTACCAAAAAAGAATGGAAAAACAATTATTGCAGCAGGTGCATTGCTCTATGCTATGTATGGAGAACTTGAACTTGGAGCGGATTGTTATTGTGCGGCATCGGATTATGAACAAGCGCAAAATGCAGCTGAACCAATTGCACAAGCAATAGAAAACTCCGAACCTCTAGCACGACATACACAAATTTATAAAGGTGTGAATGGAACAGTTAGTGGTGCTATGTATCGATATAGCATCAATGGAATTGCATATCAAAATAAATTCAAAGTATTAACGAAAAACACGAAGGGTCTTGAAGGAAAGAACCCTTATTTTGTGTTGAATGACGAGCTCCATGCACAAGAAAATATGGACATGTATGATAACTTAAAGTCAGCTCAAATTTCTCGTGAACAACCAATGATGCTTAATATTTCAACGGCTGGTAAGGGTGCTTCATCTGTTGGTATGCGTGTTTATAAATATGCGAAACTTGTTCTTGAAAATGATGATGATGATTCTTTATTTGTTGCAATCTGGGAACCTAATAAAAATTATGATTGGGAAGATCGTAAAGTTTGGGAAATGGTTAACCCCAATATTGGTGTTTCCGTTACGATGGAACAACTTGAGATTGAATTCAAAAAAGCGAAGCAGTCCGCACATTCAAAAGCTGAGTTCCTTTCAAAACACTTAAATGTTTTCGTAAATGGTGCGGATAATTATTTTGAACATGATCAAGTACAGCATGTTCTTGTGGAAGATTTGGGTGATCTTACAGGTGAAATTTGTTATTTAGGATTAGACTTATCTAAAACAACAGATTTAACATGTGTGAGTTTAAACTTCCCTTCACATGATGATGAAGGAAGGTCGATTATAAAAGTGAAACAAATGTATTTCCTTCCTAATGAAAACATAGATTTTAAAGAAAAAGAGGATAATGTTCCATATACTGATATGGTTGAACGTGGTTTTGCTACGTTTTGTGATGGAAAGATGATTGATCAGGATCAAGTTATGGAATATATAGTTGAATGTATGGATTTATACGATGTACAACAAATAAATTATGATCCAGCGATGTCTCAAAAGTTAATAGAGAAACTTGAAAATCTTGGTTTAGAATGTATTGCGGTAAATCAGTATCCAAATGTTATGAATGCAATGCTTGATGATTCAGAAATACTAATTTATGAAAAGCGTTTATTTACAGACAATCCTTTATTTGTTTATTGCGCTCTTAATGTTGTAGTAGTAACAAATATTAATGGAATGAAGGCACCAAGTAAGCGACAGTCCAAAAAGAAAATCGATGGATTTGTTGCTTTTTTAGTTGCTCACAAAGAAACCATGATGATTATGGATGATGTGAGTGAAGAGGGCATGGATGAATTAATTGGTGAGATTTATAGATAGAAAGGCGGTGAGAAATTGGGTTTACGCGATCGTTTTTCAAATTATTTGTATCGAAAGTTAGAGAAGCGTGGTTTGTTTGATGACATTTTAGGTAATAGCATTCGTTATGGTGGTAGGTATGTAAGCAGTGACAATATTTTAGAATCTAGCGATGTTTATGAGTTGCTACAAGATATAAGTAATCAAATGATGTTAGCTGAGATAGTTGTGGAAGATAAAGAAGGCAAAGAAATTAAAGATGATTTTGCTCTTAAAGTATTAAGGAATCCAAATAACTATCTTACACAATCGGAATTCATTAAGTTAATGACTAATACCTATTTACTCCAGGGTGAAACTTTCCCAGTCCTGGATGGTGATCAATTACATTTAGCATCAAATGTTTATACGGAATTAGATAATAGGTTGATAGAGCATTTTAGAGTTGGTGGAGAAGAAATTTCATCCTTTATGATTCGTCATGTGAAAAATATTGGTGCGGACCACTTAAAAGGAAAAGGTATTCTTGATTTAGGAAAGGATACGCTTGAAGGGGTTATGTCAGCTGAGAAAACTTTAACGGATAAATATAAAAAAGGTGGTTTGTTAGCCTTTATGTTAAAGATGGATGCGCATATTAATCCTAAGAATGGTGCGCAGTCTATGTTAATCAAAGCAATTTTAGATCAATTGGAATCGATTGATGAATCAAGGTCCGTTAAAATGATTCCTCTTGGTAAAGGGTATTCAATAGAAACACTTAAGAGCCCATTAGATGATGAAAAAACTCTGGCCTATTTAAATGTATATAAAAAGGATTTAGGTAAGTTTTTAGGTATAAATGTGGATACTTACACAGCTTTAATTAAGGAAGACCTTGAGAAAGCTATGATGTATTTGCATAACAAGGCAGTTAGACCGATAATGAAAAATTTTGAAGACCATTTGAGTCTTCTTTTTTTCGGGAAAAATTCGGGAAAACGTATTAAATTCAAGATTAATATCCTTGATTTCGTTACGTATAGCATGAAAACAAATATTGCATATAACATTGTTCGAACGGGTATTACATCACCAGATAATGTGGCAGATATGCTTGGATTTCCTATGCAAAATACACCTGAGTCACAAGCTATCTATATTTCAAATGATTTATCAAAAATTGGTGAAAAACAAGCTACAGATGATTCACTGAAGGGAGGTGATGGAAATGGCAAAGACAAAGGAAACACGGACATTTGACATCACCAAATTAAGTACCAGAGATGCTACGGAAGAACACCCTTCAAAGATAACGGGTTATGCAGCTGTATTTAATTCAAAGACAACTATTGGTGGCTGGTTCGATGAAGTTATTGAACCTGGTGCATTTGCACGTTCTCTTTCTGAGAATGGTGATATTAGAGCGCTATTCAATCATAACTGGGATAATGTCCTGGGAAGAACAAAAAGTGGTACATTGCGACTAGAAGAAGATGAAAAAGGTTTGAAATTCGAAATTGAATTACCTAATACATCTGTTGGGCGAGATTTAGCGGAAAGTATGTCCAGGGGTGATATTAACCAATGCTCATTTGGATTTTGGATAACAGAAGAGAATTGGGATTATAATGTTGAACCAGCATTAAGGACCATTAAAGAAGTAGAACTTTATGAAATATCGGTTGTTTCAATACCAGCTTATGACGATACGGAAGTATCTTTAGTTCGCAGTAAAGAAATCGGAAAAGAAATAGAACAACGAATGAAAATGATTAAACAAATAAATCAAATCCTGGAGGGAAAGTAAATGAACAAACAATTATTATTAGCATTACAAAAACGAAGCAATGAAAGATTAGTGGAATTACGTACAAAGGTTGAGAATCCTGAATTACGTGCTGAAGACTTACCAGCAATTCAAGAAGAAATTGATGAAATTAACAAACAATTACAAGAAGTTGCAGATGCTTTAGCAAATCTTGAAGATGATGGTGAAGGTGAAGACGGAAACGAAGATGATGAAGAAGGTGCTGGGGAATCTGGTACTGAAGGTTCTGGTGAAGGTGGAGAAGGTCGTACTGGAAATCCTGAGGGCGGCGAAAATAGAACTGGTTTAACAGCAGAACAACGTCAATCAGCAATGGCAGCTATTGCAACAGGTCTTTCTACTCGAGGTCATAAAACTACTAAAAAGAAAGAAAAAGAAATTCGTTCAGCGTTTGCTAATTTTGTAGTTGGTCGAATTAGTGAAGCTGAAGCTCGTTCACTTGGTATTGAAGCTGGGAATGGATCAGTAACTATTCCAGAAGTCATTGCTTCTGAAATTATTACGTATGCTCAAGAAGAGAACTTACTACGTAAATATGGTTCAGTTCATAAAACAGCAGGTGATATGAAATATCCTGTTCTTGTTAAGAAAGCAGATGCAAATGTACGTAAGAAGGAACGTAAAGATAGTGATGAAATCGTAGCAACAGATATTGAATTTGATGAAGT